CAAGTTGTTGCCAACTTCGATTCTTTTTCCCGACTTTTTTGTATGCATTTGACTTAAAACTTTTCTTTTTCATCGTTTCCTCATCTTTCATTGAACCCTCCCACGTTGTGACGGTTTCAGAGTCCAGACAAAATTAACCAGTTCGGTCAACTCGTCTTGGGTAACAGTCCGAGGGATGTAATGCCTTCCACTCCACAAGGCTTTCCTCCAGAAGGTTCCATGCCGTCCACCGGAAAGTCGGGACGACAGGAAAAAGATGGGTTCTCCATTCCGGCACGCTTGCCTTTCCTCATCCGTCATTCGGGATACCCATTTCCAAGGCATGGACCCGAAACCGTGCTGTTCTGCTGTTCTTGAGATTTTCATGCTGTCCTTTCGTGTTTTGAGAGGCGGTTTTTCAGGAGGGTTATATATAAATGTATAAGGGTCGGATTATGGGGCGTTTTATGGGGCGTAATATTCGCCCCTTTTTCTGCCCTTTTTTCCAGTAGAGCTTTACGCAACTCCTCTGGAAGGTCTGGGAATTTCATCTGTTGTCCTTTTGGATTTTGAGTTCTTGGGGAGTCATGTTTTTATTAATCTTTCTTCTATTTTTTTAATGATAGCTAGGGAACTATCGCGTGTCCGTGCTCCTGCCCAATCTCGTTTATGGGAAATACGGTCCTCATCAAGATCGAAAAAAACCGTCCCAGCTTTACCTCCGTTCCAATTCTTGCCCCCGTTTAATTTTGGGAGTTCCAGATAAATCCTATTTTTACCATGCTTTTGCCAAATGTTTGCTTCGAGCACATCGTCAATTTCTAACAATTGTTTTTTAAGTGTTTCAATATTTCTCATTGCGTTTCCTTTGTTTGGGTTATCATTAAGTACCATGGTTATATAATAGCACTATCCTATAGTATGTCAAGTAAAATAGTGAAAAAAGATTGCCAATAAAATCAATGAGATAAGTAATTAATTTAAAAAAATATTCTTAAACAGGTTTGGAGGAGGGGTTGAAACTGGCTTTCCCGGGGTGGAACCCTCTACCCATGCCAATCTCCCCAAATGAGGACATAGAGGCCCGTGAATTCCTAGACGAGTCGGGCAAGGCCGGACCGCAACCAATGACCGAGCTGGAGCTTTCGGGTGTTGTGGTCTCCCTCATTCAAAACGCAATCAACCACATCGATGAAGACGAGTCCCCGGTAAGGGCCGAGGCCACCAGATACTACCGTGGGGAGCCATTCGGTGATGAGGAAAACGGACGGTCCATGGTGGTCACCCAGGATGTCAGGGATACCATCATGCAGATGATGCCCTCGCTCATGAGGACATTCTTTGGTTCGGAGAAGTCACTGGAATTCGTCCCTCATGGACCCGAGGATGTCGAACTTGCGGAACAAATGACCGCTTATGTCTCTCACATTCTTCTTGAGAACAATTCGTTTCAGCAATTCGAGGCTGCATTTCAGGATGCCCTTTTAAAAAGAGTTGGAATAATAAAAACATCATGGCTTGAACTGGAGGAGATCGAAGAGGCACGTTACACCGGACTGGGAGAACAGGAGTTGCAAGTCCTCCTGATGGACAACGACAATGAGGACACCTCCGTTGACTCCTACCCCGACCCTGACTGGCAACCGCCTCCACCACAGGAACCACAGGTGATGCCGGACGGTACAATCGTCCAGCCTCCAAACCCTGAACCACCGATGCTTCATGATGCCGTCATCAGAAGACGGACACATGACGGACGGGTTCAATGCGTTGCAATTCCACCGGAAGAATTTTTGATCGACAGACGGGCGAGATCCATACAGGACGCACAGATTGTCGCCCAACGTCGTTTCGTTACCGTCTCCGAGTTGACGCAGATGGGTTACGACCCAGAGATCATGGAACAGTATGCCGGAGTGGCAGATGAACTTGCATACAATCAGGAAGCATACCAACGGAATCCGTCCTCATTCTTGTTCTACGATCAGAGGAATGACGAGTCGATGAAGTCAGTCCTATATATAGAGTCTTACATCTACATCGATTTCGACGGTGACGGAATTGCGGAATTAAGGAGGATTTGCACTGCGGGGGGAGCACACAAAATTGTGATGAACGAACCTGTGAACGAGCAACCTTTTCATGTGTTCACCCCCTACCCTGAAGCGCATCGATGGAGAGGAATGTCGGTTTTCGATATTACGAGAGACATCCAGAACATCAAGTCCCATGTACTCCGCAATATGCTGGACTCGCTTGCTTTAAGTATTTTTCCTAGGCTCGCAGTAGTTGACACACAGGTCAACATTGAGGACTGCCTGTCTACGGAAATGGGAAGTATCCTGCGTCAGAAACAACCAGGGAGCATCCAGCAAATGACATTGCCGTTCGTAGGACAGGCTGCCTTTCCGATGATGCAGTACTTAGACGAATTGAAGGAAGCCAGAACCGGAATGACACGAACCAGTGCCGGACTGACACCGGAGCACCTACAGTCATCGACGGCAATTGCGGTATCGGCCCAGATGAGTGCAAGTCAGCAACAGCTCGAACTGGTCAGCAGGAACTTTGCGGAGACCCTCAAAGGCATCTACCGTGCCATCCAGCGGATGGTCATGAGGCATCAACAAAAGCCTCGGATGATACGCCTGGAAAGGGGTTACGTCCCAATGGACCCACGGACATGGAACTCCCATTTCGATGTTGAGGTTAATGTTGCAATTGGAGACTCATCGACCTCGGAGAAGGTCGGAACTCTGATGAACATCATCAACAAGCAAGAACAGATTTTCGAGAAAATGGGAGACAACAATCCGCTCGTTGGTTTGAAACAGTATGTGAACACCCTCCAGAAAACTGTCGAGTTGGCCGGACTAAAGGATGTGGCAAATTATTTTGGAAATCAGGAATACAAACCTCCTAAACCAGAGCCTCCAAAACCAACTCCTGAAGAGCTTTTGGCTGAAGTCCAAAGGCAGCAAATCCAGGCATCCATGGAGATCGAGGCGGCGAAACTCGAACTGGACAGACAGGAAATGGCACAAAAGGATGACCGAGAGAGAGACAAGATGGAGGCAGAATTACAGATCAAAGTTGCAGAACTGGAAAATCGGTACAACACCTCAATCGACGTTGCATCCCTCAAGGCAGCAATTGATCGGGAGAGGATAACGCACAGAAATACAGATGCCTAAAAAAGTCAAAACTCAGGCACAGAAAATTGCCGATGGAAGGAAGGCAGCCGAACTGCCTGAAATTATGAACGAGGCAATGATTGCAATAGATGAGGATCTGACCTCCAGGTGGAGGTCGTCCGGTGAATCGGATGGTCCCGAAAGGGAATCGATATGGGCGAAACTGCAGGCCCTTGAAATGATCCGAGATGAACTGACCCGCTGCATAAACGACGGGTTTGTTGCACAGAAACAAAAAGAGAGAGGAATACAATAATGGCAGAGGAAACTGGTGCCGTTGACACCCTCCAAGGAGGATCACGGACGAACAATGTCGAGGCATTCGCTGCACTCATTGATGGACCCAGACCAGAGGAAAATCCACAGGAGAACGCCAGCGTTGAAGAGGTCTCTGAGGCGGATGCCGACGAGATCGTAGCGGAAGGGTCTGAGGGAGAGGAAATTCTGGATGAGGTTTCAGAGGAACCAGGAGAGTCAAATCCATTGTACACGGTCAAAGTCAATGGAGAGGACTCGGAGGTAACCCTTGAAGAGCTTCAAAAGGGATATTCTCGAAATTCGGATTACACACGCAAAACAATGGAACTTGCAAATGAACGCAAATCACTGGCAACCCAGCAGGCCCAGATGTCAGCGATCATGAACGAGTACCAAAACGCACTTGCCAACCAGACGCAAGCCACAGAGGAACCTGAACCGGATTGGGACAAGTTGTATGCAGACGACCCAATCGATTGGATCAGGCAGCGTGAACTGTGGCGAGAGAAACGGGAGATTCGCCAGCAAAAACAGGCTGAACAGCAACGACTTCAGCAGGCAGCCGTCGGTATGAAACAGGCTGAATTGCAAAAAGCCGTCGATGAGCAGAGGAATGTACTTCAAGAGCTAATTCCTGAATGGAAGGACGAGGAACTTGCACACAAGGAAAAAACCCAGATCCGTCGGTATGGGAAATCTTTGGGTTTTTCTGAGCAAGAACTTGCCGGGATGTACGACTCCCGAGCCGTCATTGCATTGCAGAAAGCGATGAAATACGACCAGTTGCAGGCGAAAAGAGGGAAGATCAGACCAGCAAGCGATGGCAAAACGCTGGCACCTGGATCGTCCGAGTCCCGTGAACCGAATCAGCTACGGAGAGGCAAGGCAATGGCGCAACTGAAGAAGAGTGGTCACATCCGTGACGCAGCTTCTGTTTTTGAACAATTTATTCAGTAAAGGAGGCCAAAATGGCTGCCATAGCGAATACGTTTCTCACATCCGCAGCGGTCGGTGACCGTGAGGATTTGACAAACGCGATCTGAACTTTGCGGATCGTAACCGGATGAATTGCAGGAAACCCCTAACGGGAAAGCCGAGGGCAATCTGCAGCCAAGCCAGGGAGGACATAGGTTCCTTGGACGGTTCAACGACTAGATGGTGAGTTCCAACGATAACCCATCCACGAGCTTCCGGCACCTCATCGAGGTGATGACATAGTCTGAGCTTACTGGAGACAGTAAGAGGCAGTAATTAAAAAATCTGCGATAACAAAACTGACAACATAGCCCCATTCGATACACCTTTTATCAGTGCGATAGGACGTGTGACGTGTGAGGCAGTCACTCACGAGTGGCAAACAGACACCCTTGCAGCAGCAGCAGCAAATGCTTTCCCCGAGGGTGACGACGTAACCGCATTCACCGCAGTCGTACCGACTGTCCGTGAAAGTAATGTGTGTCAGATCTCCCGTAAAACGGTGATCGTATCGAACACGCAGAATGTCGTAAACAAAGCTGGCAGGACAAGTGAAACTGCATATCAGGTCGCTAAATCCTCGAAAGAGCTTAAGCGGGATATGGAGTTCATTATGACCCAAAACCAGACCCCAGTACTCACCGGAACACGGGCCTTGAAAAGCCTTGAGGACTGGATTCGCACCAATACCTCCAGAGGTACTGGGACGACGACTGGGACTGATCCTGGGACAGGCACAACTGCCACACCGGGAGATGCTGGTGCATCCGATCTACGCACGTTCACCGAGGCAATCCTGAAGGACGTAGTCCAACAGGTTTATGCAAGCGGAGGTGATCCCAAATTGTTGATGGTGGGTCCGGTTAATAAACAACGTGTGTCCGACTTCTCCGGTCGTGCAAGCGCACGGGAGAATGTGTCAATCGGAACCATCCAGGGTGCAGCGTCGCTTTATGCATCCGACTTCGGTGATATTACCGTAATTCCCAACAGGTTCTCCCGGGAACGCTCGGCCATTATCATTGACCCTGAATATGCTGCAACAGGTTTTCTGCGTGAATTCGATCTCGTTGAACTGGCCAAAACCGGGGATGCCGAGAAGAGAATGCTGACCGTGGAATACACCCTTGAAATGAGGAATCAGGCAGCCATGGGAATTGCTGCGGATCTCGTCACTTCCTAATGAGTCTTGACAGACTCCTAGACTGGGACTCCTCTGCAAACATGGCGGAGGGGTTCCACGAATCACCGGACGGGGATCTGATTATCTCCGAAACTCAACAGGTGGACCACATCGTTCAGGCAGCCAAGGATATGTCTGAACTTACCCCGAGCAAGGAATGGAGACATGCAGCCTATATCCCTGAAGTTGTCTACAATCGTGCGTACCGGGAAGGATGGCACCAAGATCAAAAACGATGGAAGGAATGGGCAAACA